TAAAGAATCCAACCACCCGGGTTAAATAATCTTTAATCTTACTTCCGCAAATAGGACAAATTTCAAGTTTACCAAATGAAGCATGATCATTGTCACATTGAGACCAAACAGAGTTCAATGCAAAATGTTCACAACCACATTTCACAGCATACTTAATCAATTTTTCTGCTTGTTTTGAAGTTACTTTTTCCGAAATTTGAATATGTACAATACTACCCCCACTCATCAATTTATTAAGTCTTCCATCAGCTTCCATTTTTTCCCAAACTGTCGAGTCCTCCCAAAGAGGTATAAACTGATTACTCAGCATTTTCATTGGAACTTTTTCTTCACCAAAAATAATCTTATCAGCATTACATAATCTAACTGCAAATGCTTCCGCAGGAATTTGTTCACTGTTAGTTACTAAATTATATTTATTCGCAAGTTCTTTAATTTCTCTATCAACAAATTCAAGAATTTCTTTTTGGTAATCTGAATCACCAAATTTTTCTTTCATTAAATTAGAAGCTTCATAAATTCCTAATAATCCAAATGTTGAAAACATTCTGTTAATATTAATCCAACCATTTGAAATAAACATTTGCAAACCCTGCTTAGTGAGATTTTTAATTAATTCTTTATGACCTTTAAGAATTTTAGCAGCATCATCAAGTCTTACTTTTAATATTTCAAAATAATTTTCTTTAGATTGACATTCAAGAGCAATTCTATTAAAATTAATTGTGCAGACTCTATGACTACCTATTGATACTGAACCTCCAGCACCAAAAGAATTTACTTGTGAACCTAAATTCATTAATTCAATATTGTTTAAAAGTCTACAGCACGAGCTTAATTTTGTTCCTTCAGAAGTAAATAGATTATATCTAAAAATTTCTCTCTTACAAATTGATTTAAGAAATTCAGAATCTTCTATAATTTCTTTATCGCCCCATCTTTTCTTTGAAATATTAATAGTAATAATGGGAAATCTAAGTGGCATCCCACCTTTACTCTGATCACCCTTATCAAATAAATCAAGAAAAATATTTTGAATTTCCATTACATAATCAATAATATAATCCATGTAAAATTTTTTCTTTTGTTCTTCTGTTTCAAATTCTTCAGGATGATTAATAGGAAGTTCTTCGAAAGGAAAATACCAACTCATATCTTCAATTAGCATTTTTAATTTAACTCTGTCAAATATAGAAATGTTAGTGAATGGACTTTCCGATCCATTTCTTGATAAATGATTTATCGAATGAATAAATTGCTGAAATTCATTTTCTAATTTCTTTCTGAATCTTGCATTTGTTTTAAGTTCTCTTAAATCATACTTTTCTTTATAAAGAGATAAATGAGAAATATCAAGAAAGAAAGTTCCAATAGCAATAGCACCGGCCAAATGTGTACTCATTTGATGTACAGTTTCACATAAAGCAGAAATATAACTCGAAACTCTCTTTGATGGTTTAGACCAAAGTTGACCAAATTCTCTTCCTATAGTTACTATTTTAGAAGCATCTAAACTCCAGCAGTAGCATTTCAAGATATTTGTACTATCACTCAATCCTAAACTTAAATCATACATTTCACCCGTTAATCTTTTTGCTTCTGATTTCCCATACATTTCTTTCAATTGTCTATAAAGAAAATCATAACCAATTGCTTTCTTAACAGGTGCTATAGATTCTTGAGTAATAGCTTCGATTGTTTTTTCATTTTTATTTGAATTAGGATCAATAGAAGTATCATTCAATTTATCTATAATAGAAGATTCAATATTTTTTATAAAATCAAATCTATCTTTTGTAACACCATGAATTGCTAATAATTCCTCAATCTTTTCTTCTGATTCGATATTATATTTTCTTTTTAATGCATCTTTCAAAGCATTTCTCATATTGTTAAGCGTTCTATTAGTTGTAATGTTTTCAGAATTAAACATTTTAAGTAACCTCTTCTCTGTTATTTGTTAAAGTAAAATATGCCGTTATTACTAATTAAATTAAAATTTTCATCAAATAATTTTTGATTTGTTGATGCAAATTTCAAATAATCATCTGTTTTTTCAGAATCTTGTTTATATTCAGGTAAATAATTTCCACATTTAATGAATTTAAAACCATTAATAAAATTGGTTTTAACATATTCAATATCATATCCAGTATAAATCATGTAATCGAATTTTTTTGTTATATTAAAATTCAATAAACTCTTCACATCTTCTATATTAGTTTTAGATAAAGGATCACCACCAGATAATACTACTTTATTTGAATCAATTCTTTTACTTAATTTTTCAATTTCGAGTAAAAGTTCAATAGGATAAAGTAATTTTGTATTTAAGTTATAATCTTTATTCTTGAAAAGTGGATTTTGACATCCAACACAAAAATGATCACAACCCAAAATGTAAATTATTATTGCTTCACTTTCATCATCAGGATAATCGATAAAAGTTGTTTGTAAAGGAAAAACTACATTTAACATTTTCTATTTAAAAATTCTTTCTGTTCTTTTAAATCTTTTAATCTATTTATCAATATGTTTTCATCAAATTCAAATTTTTTACTGTTTAATAAAGTTTCAACATAATTAATAGATTCACATATTTGTTCAAAATTGAGTGTATTAACACTCTTTACTAAACATTGAGTAGGACCCCAATAAGATAACATAAAACCTCTTTCTAAAATAAATTCTCTTTAGTTAATATTACAAATTCCAAACCATTCCTTTGACAATAAGATCTTGCAGCATTCCATTTCAAAGTATTTTTCTTATATGTTTTCATTTCCAAATAATATCTTTTTAAGGCTTTAGCATTTTTATTTTTAGGTGGTTTAGGAACATATACTTCATTTTTACTGTTTTTAATTGGACCTTGATTATAAGGTTTGATTTCAACAAGAAATTTCTTTAGTTGATTTTGTTTATTTAAAATTTCAACATAGAAATCAGGAATATATCTATGAGATTTTGAAAATCCATTTTCAGTAATAACATAAGGAATTTCTATTGATTCAAAAGACCATTTTATCACATTAGGATTGTTGTCACACCATGACATAAATCTACATTCCCAACTTGAACGATAAAAAGGTTTCTTTAAACCAACATACTTTTCTTTATTTACAACCTCATACAAACCCTGATAGTAATTCGAATTCATTTTAAACTCAAATTTTTGTTAGTAGAGGGCTATAAACTCCTCTATGTAGAATATTAATTGCTGCATTTAAATCTGCATCAATTTCAAAACCACAATCAATACACTTGAATTTTTCTCCATTTCTGGATTCTTTATATATTGATCCACATCTTGAACACATTTGTGAAGTATAAGAAGGATTAACTTTAATAAGATTAATTCCTTTTTCTTCACAAATCAAAGATAATTTATTCAAAACCTTTGAATAAGACCATCTTTGTAATTTATTATTAAATTTTTTATTTATTTTTCCTTTACTATTTTTCTTTACATTTTTAAGATCTTCAACAACTATTGTTTTTATTTCATTTACATTTATTTTATTAACTGATTCATTTATTTTATTATTTCTTTCTATTAGAGATTGTTTAAAATTTTTACTTCCTTGTTTTCGTTTACTTATTTTATCATATATTTTTTCTAATCCTTGATCAAAAATTTGATTTTCTGAAGAAATGAGCAATTTTTTATAACCACAATCTAAACCAATTTCTTTTCCATTAGTTTTTAATTCAGGTTTATCTTTTTCAAAATAAAAATCAATAAAATATTTATCTTCAATTTTTCTTAATCTTAACGATTTTTTCATTTCCCAATCGTTAAATTTATGAAAATGTTTATGTTTTCTTGACGGCAATTTTAAAATTTTATTATTACCAATAGATCTTATTTTAATCCAAATATCAAAAGAATTATTATCAAACTGAATATCTAAAAACCTTTGGTCTAAAATTATTGAATAAGAATTAAATACTGGTTTGGATTTTTTTAATTTTTTTATTTGAGATCTTACTATTTCTAATGCTTGTTTACCAAGACATTGTTGTAATCTTACACTCAACCATGTATTAACTTTAATAGAAGAAAATTTACTTTTGAAGTCTTGTTTTAACCAAAATATATTTATAAATTCATTTATAACTTTATTAGATTCTTCAAAAATTTCATCAAGTAAATTTAATTTACTTTTATTAGCATAAGAAATATTTAATTGAACTCTTCTTATCATTTTTAAAATCCTAACTAATTCTACTCAAAAAAGGAATATAAACACTAATGTCATCTGCGAATTTCTGCATTTTATTAGTAAGCAACCAATTCCATACTTGAAGTTGATTTATTTTTTTAATTTCATACGATTTATATTCTTCGGTAATCGTATTTATGATATTTTGAGGAATGAATTCAAAATCAATTAACTGTTTATTTCTTTGATAATTACTTTTAAACTCTTCATTTTGTAAGAAAATATCAATACCAGAATCAATTATCTTCAAAGCTGTTGCTTTACCACATTTACTTTTAACACCTGGAATATTATCTGATTTATCACCCATTAAAATTTTCAATTCTAGTTCTATTTTAGGATTCAAACAAGAAACAAATTCTTTTTTAATTGGACTATATATCTTTACATTTTTATATCTTAACAATTGAATTAAATCAGAATCCATCGAAATGATTACCTTTTTATAATCATCATCCATTTGAGATATGATTGCTATGATATCATCAGCTTCACATTTATCAATTCTCAAACAATAAAAATTTGAAAATATTATTTTAAAAGATTCAATAAATGAATCAAGAGCTTTATAAAATAATTCAAAATCAATTTTAGATTTTACTCTTGCTTCTTTTCTTTGAGCTTTGTAGTTTTGATAAATATCTTTTCTCCAACTATGTTTTGCATCAAACGCCATTATAACTCTAGTTGGACCAAATTGTTTAATTGCAGTAAAAATTGAATTTATCATCAAATATTTCCAAAACAAAAAATCTTCATCATCTGGAGCTTGAAAATAAGCAATATGTAAAGTTCTGTATGCTAAATTATGAACATCAAAGATCAACATTTTCTTTTCACGTTCAAAATTTACAAAATTATTTAGTTTTGAGTTCATCATTACCTTCTTTAATTAGATTTAGATAATTTTCAAGATAGTTGAAAAAAGTTTTATTTAATATTTTATTATGAATTTTTCTTTTTATTTGTTCATTAATTTCACATTCATCTACTTCTTCTTTAGATTTGTATAAATATAAAAATTTTCTTTTCCATATATGATAATATCTCTTTTTAATAATTCACATGATCCGAAATATGTCAACCATTTATCACAATATTTTAATTGTTTAATTCCTGTTTTTCTGCATTTTCTAAATATATAAAAATATTTTTTTACCTACATACATTTTATTAATAATTAAGTTTGTTATTAAATATACAAATCCATAATAATTAATAGCATCTTGTTCAGAAAAAATTTTATTATTATAAATCCAAAAATTTTTATTATCGTTATTTTCTATCATATTTTTAATTATTTCTTATAAAATTTCTAACCAAAATATTTTCTGGATAATTTTTAGTTACTCTATTAAAAACTCTAATTTGATATTCTGGTAATAATGATAAATTTATTAATCCTTTTCTTATTTTCAATTCATAATAAAGTAAAAGTGTTACAAAAAAAGCATCTATTATATCCTCATTTATAACACCAAATAACTTTTCTCCTTCATCAAGATTATCATAACATTGTTTCATACGCTCCTTGTCGGCATTACCATATGAACTAAAAAAAAGTTTAATTGAACAAGGATCATAAAGACGAATAGGAATATAATTTTCGTATAATTTTACTTTTAAAGCTCCTGTACTTTCAGCAATATTGAATACTTTTCCATTTGCGGAATATGCGTAGTCTTCAATAGCAACATAATCAGGAAGAATTCCATCTTTGGTTATTGCTTCAAATATTTTATCTCTATTAAAGATATATTGACTAATATCATCCTCAAAATCTTTCTTTTTATAATGTATGATATTTTCAGTTGCGTTTTTCTTTACTTGAGTAAATCCCATAAATTCTTTTTTTGTGATATTCATTTGTTCATCAAGAGTAAACCAAACAACTCCTGGTGAATTTACTGAATTATCAATTCCAACTATTTTCATATTTTCAAGCTCCCTTTCAAACAAAATAAAATTTATCGAACACATTATTTGTAAAATATTTTTTCAAACATTCAAAATCCATTATTTCTTTAAACTTAACATTATATAATATCAAGTCATTAACATCTTTAATTTTCTTAAACACAAAATTATCTTTTAAGAATAAGTCCCAATTGAAAACATATTTATTTTGTAAAAGATATTTTAAACTTTTATTTTTTCCATCTTTATCATTGTCAAAAATATAAAAACAATTTAATTTATTTAATTCTTCTTCTATTTTTTCGGGAATTTTTGTTCCAAGTGTAGCAATCGAATTTTTTACAAATAAAGAATCTATAGGACCTTCTAATACTAAAACAGGATCTTTTTTATTTATGTTATAAACATTGAAAATAGCTTGATCTCTATTATCAACTCTATTCAAATACTTTGGAAACATATTATCATACAAAGCTCTACCTTGCCAATAATAAATTTCATTATTATCATTTAGAAATGGTATAATCAATCTATTTTTATATTTCCTATCAATACCAACATACCATTTAGACCATATTTCTTTATCAATTAAACGTGAATTACAGTAGTTTATAGCATCTTCGAATACTTTTCCTTTTCCTTCTAAAATTGGAATGAAACACTTAACATCTTCTAATTCTTTTATTTTTTTAATTTCAGATTCTTTTTTGAGTTGTTCTTTACATTCTTCTTCAATTTTTTCATTTAAAGAAAAATCTTTTATTGATAAACTATCTCTTATATATTGTTTATAATTTAAAGGGAAATATTTTTTGAGATAAATTTCCGCAAGCATAGAAGCATTACAATTAAAACAAAAAAATTGCCAAGTTTCTCCACCCAATTTTCTATTTTCTCTTAAGATAAAATAACCACGTTTTTTATTTTTATTTCTTGATGAATCACCACAAATATTACAACGGAATATTATAGTTCTTCGTTTTGATAAATCGGCATTTTGTAAAAAAGATTGAGCTACTATTCTTAATTGTTTTTCAAGAAGATAATTATCAACTATATTCATAAATAAATTCTTTCAAAAAATAAAAGAGAAATGAAGAATGAATCTTCATTTCTCAAAAAAAAAA